CGATAAAAATTAAATTATGGAAAACTTAGAATTAGAAAACAAAGAAGAGAAAGCAGTAAAAGCTACTAAGAAAGCTAAAGAGTTTGTATCTAACGAGACAATACAGCTTATTCAAGACATCTTGGATGATGGTACTGTAGACTTAAAGTGGAGAGAAGCCTTAAAAGCACAAGTAAAAAAATATAAAAAAGATGCAGAATAACTACGAGTACGATTCAGTCGTTGAGAATGTTATTAATCGTTTAAAAGACAGAGCAAGGATTGGCTTTGAGAAATACGGAACCGACCTTGACAGAAATGACCTAATAACAGAACAATGGATTGAACACGCTATAGAAGAGGCATTAGACTTTAGTCTTTACCTCACTAAGTTAAAAGAGCAATTAAAAAAAAGTTTATAACAATAAAAACCAAACAAAATGTCTAAATCAAAAGAACTCTACCTTGGGAGATGCTTTACACTAACAACAGCATTCGGTAGTTTAAGAAAAATCTCTTTAGGCCCACAAGACCTACAGAAACTAAATGAATTTGCTGCTGATAACAAAGGATGGGCTAACATCTTAGTAAAGATGAAGAAGTCTCACAATCCTGGTGAATCAGATTTCTATGTAGAAATTGACCCATGGAAGCCAGATGGCGAAGTAAGAGAAAAACTACCTTTCTAAATTAACTATTATGAAAAATATACTTGAAGCAATGATTGGTTTATTAGCACTAATGGTAATGGTTTATATACCATTTGCTTTCCTTATTGCAGAGTGGAATCCTATCTATTGGCATTTAACCTTTAGAGGTTTATATGTACTTTCTATTGTAGGATTAGTTACATTTGCAGTCAAAGAGTACCAAAAAAAGTAAAGTGTTGTGTTTTGTAGATAAATAGGTGGCCCTCCATATTCTTATGGGGGGTTCTTTATTATAAAAAAAGCCCCAGATTTTACCTGGAGCCTTCACCAAAACCAACCAAACACCTATGAGAGAGCATCTTAATTCTGTTTATTAGAACTATCATAAAATTTTGTTAAAACTGAGCCATAAAGCATTGCTTGATACCTCATTATAAAACTATTGATAGATTCATTCACATAGAAGTAGTCCTCGTTTGTCATATACACAAAGCACCTTTCATCATTCTCCTCATCAGCAGTAACGCTAACTACTTCATAAATGTTGATATAAGCATCTGATTCCTCTGAATTATCTTGGAACTCATAGCTTTCATCTTCATCTTCTGTCAGTTGTATGATGTGCATTAACATTTGTGATACTATTTTTAAGAACAGTAAGTCGCAATTCTCTAACAATCAATTCAAGCCTTGCTTCTAAATTGCTTTTCTCCTTCATTAATTGGTTAATCTTTACGTCTACTTCTCTGTTCATACAAATTTACGATTTAATTCTAATGGAAATAAAAAGTGCATACCGCATTGATTATCAATGTAATACACACTTTAAAATATTTACTAAGCTATTGTTACTTCTTAGGTAACCTAATAATCTTACTGCCTAATGGCATCGGTACAAATATAGCAACTCTTCCGCCATCTAACACCACTCCGCAGCCTAATGTTGGTCTTTTGGGGAAAGGTCGTGAATATTCCATAGCATAGGCGTCAATATCGATACCGCAGCCTACGTTCATGCCGAATATCATGTCCTTATCAGATGATGAGTATAAAACTCCACCAAAACTATGAATATGACCTATAACAGTTGATTGCCTGGCATCTCTTGCTCTATTGATTGCACCAGCTTGTCCAGAACTTCCAGTGCCATGAGTATATAGAACACCGTCTATTTCCCATTCTAAGGCCCATTTCCAGCCTTTAGGTGCATCCCATGCTTGTTCGTATGATTTGATAAATCTCTCTGGTAAACCGCTTGTTTGAGCCTTTCTTTTATGTAGGGCTGAGTGGTTACCGATACAGACTTTAACATTTGGGAAAGCCTTGTACCATTTGTACATAGCTGCTTGAGCTAAATCAGCCTCATATCCAGCTCCATGACCGTCTGGTTTTGATTCGTGATAAGAGATTGCGTGATTGTCTACTTCATCTCCGATATGTACTACTTCGGAGCATTGAAACTTATTAGCCACTTCAAGGCAAAAGTTCCTATAAAGTGGATGACAGAATGGTTCGTGCGTGTCTCCTATGACAAGCACATTTTTTTTCGATGCCATATTGGTTGGTTTGGTTAGTCTCTGTGAATAGCATAAACAGTTTTATTATTTACTTTTAAAGCATCTAATACTTGCTTTCTGTTTTTGCCTAAGTTATAGCTTACATGAATCCATGAGTAATTAAACTCATTTATTAGTTGGTCAAATTCAAGCTCGTTCTTTATGTATTCAAAAATCTCTTTGTTTGTTACACCATCCACACCATCCATATCCAGGTCTGCCGCTTTTCCCTCGCAATGTTGTGATTTTAAGCTGCCTCCAATGTAATGATTGAGAACTTTACTTCTATATCCAGATGATAAGATAAGAGGGCCGAACTTCATTCTAATAGGCTCTAATACTCTTTCGCAAAGTGTTTTAATATTCTGTATATGTTCTGGGGTTGGCTGATTAGACACACCATGTCTTTTAGCTGATTCGCTTCTCGTAAACTCTGCTAAATTAAAATGTGCTGTAAGTTGCATAATGCTAAATTAGAACTTTTTTCTAAACTGCTTTTTAATGAAACCATACATCTGCATTCCCAACCAAACAATAGTCATCAAGTAAACAATGGTTTGTAATAGTGGGTTTAATACTACTACTCCAAAAATATCAAGCCAAGATATAGCCATTGTTACTACACCCAAAGGTGTTAAATCGCTATCTATTTGGTCAAAATTGCTCATTATTATTATGTTATTTCTTATTAAAAATTGATGTTACAACACTTGCTGACAATAAAGTAGCAGAATACATAAGTAATGAATCAAATGCTGTTTGAGATAATAACGCACAAAAAATACCAATTATTGCACACAATAATGCTAACATTCCAGCAACTCTTTTTGAGCTAACTTCTCCACTACCAGAAAACATATCCTTTATAAACTTTATCACTTTCTACCTATTTTAAAATACAAGCTACCAGAGTAACTTATATTACTTATTTTATTAATATTTACATTAAAGCCTATTAGAGCCTTATTTTTGGCACTTAGCATCAAACCAGGACTTAGTACTTCTAAGCCATTTGATGGGCTAAAATCGCCTCTTATGCCGTAAAAAAGCCTATACTTAGCTTTCTCTGCATAAAACTCCTTAACATAGATGGTTTTTTCGGTAATCTTGGACTCAAAAGACCTCGATTTGATACTATTTTGGCTGATGGTATCATTAATCACAAAGATATTAGAATCTTGTTTAATAGTGTCAGAATAAGCCCTGCTTACGTTATAGTCGTACATGATAAAAGCAGTGTCATGAGTAGCAATGGTATCTGTAGCTATAATCACAAAAGGGATAGAATCACCTTTTATGTACCGATTTCTGTACGTTTTTATGTACAGAGTATCATGTATCTCCTTAATCTTATTATAGTTCTTCATATCACTAAAGTCAGCCTTTTTATCAGTTTTGTGAAGTGACTCATAGGCAAATACGCCTAAGAAAAAGAACCCAATGATAAGTATATAGTCTCTAAGATGTTGCATATTTTATTGGTTTGCACATAATCCAGTTGGAGTTATAGTGCCAGTTCCGCTTGTTATTGATATTTGAGGTAGCCCTCCAACTATTTGAGCACATTGATAGAATGAGCCAGGAGCATTTACTGCTATTGCGTATGTTTGTCCATTATCACAATCATTGTATTCTACAGTACCACCACCAGCACTTGTTATATCAACAAGGTATCTACCACAATTATTTGGATTGCTAAAACTATAAGGCCCTACGCCTTGAATTGATACAGAATATGTTGCAACTCCTTCTACTGGGCCATTAAGGGTCAAAGAAGTGATATATCCAAAACCATATACTTGATTTACAGATGTAGTACCTATATAAAATCTAACAGTTATTTTAGTTCTATTAAGATGTGCGTCTAACATATCTTTATAATCATAATTACCAATAGAAATTAATCCATCGCAAGTAAGACTCCATTCAGATATGTCATTCTTAAATTGTCTAAACCAATCTGATGTATAAGATGTTACATCTATTTGACTTACGCTAACATCAAAAGCACAGTTTGTAGAAGCAGCAAAAGGAGAGTAAGAACCTCCTGCTTCACGATATGATAAAATTAAATCTGTTCCTAAAATTGCCATGATATAATTTTTAAGATATTGTATATCTACCGCTTCCTTGTAGCGTTATTCTGTAAGTTGCTGGATTTTCCATAGGCCCAGTTGTATTTATAGACTGTATATTAGCTGTTCCGCTAATTATATAAGTAGGAGATGTTCCAATGCTAAACTTGATTGTAATAGGAGTTCTTGCTAACTGAGCATCTAACATTAACTTTAACTCATAATCTCCATTTGCTACAAATCCATCACAATTAACTGTCCATGTAGATAAATTAGGTAGTGAATCAGTAAACCATGCAGAATATGATGATGCAAAACCAATCAACTCAGTAGAAGCATCAAATGAGCAGTTAGTAGCTGCTCCAAATGGTATATTAGTTGAACCATTAAAATAATATAAAATAACATTAGTACCTAAAATAGCCATTGTTTTATTTTTTATTCATACTTGATACTTTCAGAAGAAGCATTATCTGTATTACTGATTTCTAATAATTGTACACTTGTAACTTGATTTATAGATGGTATAACAGACAATCTATTAGCCATAAATACTTTACCACTATAAGATAAGTTGCCAGGGCTGGTATCATTTATAGCATATTTAGCTTGTAAATAAGCACCTACGCCACTTGAATTTTTTAATTCACCAAAATCACCCTCTAAAGTAGCCATGTTTTTATTAAATATATTAGAATAAACTCTACATATTAATCTATTTAAACTACTAAATGTACCAGCCATCCCATATCTATACCAATCGCTTAATTTAACTGCACTACTATTATATAAAGTTCCTATTGTATTAGGCTGTGCAGTATCTGGATATATAGAGCCATAAGGAATATCTATTACTTTTTCTAAAGCTAAATTAGACCCTAATGTTCTCTTTATTTTAACAGATTTAAAAGCATTTGAGCCTTGTTGTAGTCTAAAGTTTCTAAATTTAAAATAGCTATAATTCAAATCTAATAAGAATCCAACCTTAGCATATCCAAACATATATGTTGCAGTTCCAGCAGCTGCAATACCAAAAGGTATAGTTCTACTATATGAATTTCTTGGACTTGCACCAATACCAGCAGTATTTGCTTCTGGAAGTTCAATGTAAGATACAGTTGTAGTCCATGTATCATCATCTTTTAAATAATAAGTAGTACCACCAACAAAAACATTAATAAACATTTTACATCTTGCAGGGTTCCCAAATCCAGGTAATGGCCCAACATAATATAGGTCATAATCAAATGTAACAGTAGCAGGTTGATTAATCATATAAGGTAAAAATCCAACACTACCAGCATTGCCAGTCATTTCAAATTGAACAGTTCCTCCCCCTCCAGAACTTGTACCAGCTTGTATTCTTACATCATTATAAATGTCATCATCTATATTGTAAAGTTGTAAAAACCCAGCACCAGTAGTTGTTAATGTAAATCCAGTTGGAGCTGTAGATGTAGTTGTATATTGCTTAAAATCTCCATTGTTTATATAATTGTCAACAAAGTCAAAATCTGTATTAACAGTTAGTCTTGAATAACCCTTTCTTATAATCTTAGTTTGTGAGTTATTTATAAAGTGAACTTGATTTGCACTATATGGTTGAATTGTAATTGGAAGGGATAAAGAAACATATCCTATTAATGTTGGAGTTGAACCAACTTGATATTTAGTACAGTAAATATTACTACCAGCTAATTCACTTATTGGTAATATATACCAAATACCTTCGTACTGAAATAATCTTGAAGCAAATGATTTAACAATATTATCTAAAATAGTATAGTAATCTAATCCTACAAAATCTCTTCT